CCTTTTTACTATTTACCCTAAAATTGTACCAAATATGAGTTAAAACAAAAATATAACCTAGAACAAGGAGGACTGTCTAGGTTATGTGCGGGCGAATATAAATCCACCCAAGGATGGTCAATCAGCTGAAGCATTAGCTCCACACTTATTTCTCTTGGCTTGAGTCAATGCTCCAAAGTCTACTGGCCATTCTTTACCCGGAGCAAGTTCAACTGCACCTTGTGGAAACGCAAATTGTACACCAGCATCTTTCATAATAGTAGCAACTGGAACACGGAACTTGGTTAAGTCATTGCCTAAGTTTGGATACGGTGCTGTGTGTGGAAAGCCCCATCCTGCGATCTCTTTAGTTTGATTGTTGATAACAATCTTGTAGAAACCATGTGGTACAACTACGCCTTTACCAATTGTTTTGTCGCCTGGGCCATATAAACCACCTACGTAAACTGTATATGATTGGTTACGTTGTACTGCCCAACCACGTACTGATGTTTCTAACAGTTTCCAAATACCACGGTTCAAACTGCCCGCTTGTGGGCTCATATTGGTCATCAAGAAACTTTCGAACTCTACTTGAACGTCCCATGATAAGTCACCATCTGGACTCATGTGTCCTTTATCGTAACCTGTACCAGCATAGTCAGCTGGTGTAGCACCATTTGGCACGGATTGATCAGCAGCAAATGCATTAGTACGAGCAACACATCCTAGTGCATTTTGTGGCAATAGTTCATATGTTACATATTTAGGCAACTTGGCCGCCGCATCATATCCAACTAGATATGCTTGACGGCAAATTGGTGTAACACCAGCTGTTTGTGGGAAACCGTATGGAGCATGTGGTTGGCATGCTTGTGGAGGATTTGGTTGACGTTGTGTCCAAGCGAAACTGCTAGCGGCAACTAAGGCTAAAACCAAGCCTAATAGATATTTCTTCATGAGTAGTACTCCTGTTATAAAGTACTACTATTTATGATGTTACCCGAACCAGCCTATCTTCTTTCCGGCTGCTTTACGTTCATCGTATTCTTCTGCCGATTTAGGATAGGCCATAGCCCACCATGCTACTAAAGCCATAAAAATACCGGTACAGGCCACTGCTTTAACATTATGAGTGGTAAACCACATGATAATAAGACTGCTGTCCATTGTTAACACCATAAGCCAGCGAGCCTTAACTGGAAATACACGCTTCTCTGCCCATCCACGTAGGAATGGTCCAAAAATACGATGATTCATCAGCCAATTATGCATACGATCACTGCCCTTGGCAAAGCAATAGGCTGCTCCTACTGTAGGAGTTGACCAGGGGATACCGGGGGTAATCAATCCAATATAGGCTAACCCTAGGCATAGGAACCCTAGTGCGCACCACAGTGCCTTCTTAACTTTTACTGTAAAAATTGTAGCCATTCTGTATACCTTATGTTGAATTCTTCTTTCTTACGTTTACTTACCAGTTCATAGTAGTCTGGCTTGTAGGGTTTGATTTTAGGTTTCCAACCTTTGGTAACATCACTCTTGGCTGAATTACATGGTCCACATGCTGTGGTGCAGTTTTCCCAAGTAGTCTTTCCACCTTTTGACACAGGTATTACATGATCTAGAGTTGACTCCTGCCGTGTGATATGTTTGCTACAGTACTGACAACGACCGTGATCGCGTAGATATACATTTGTGCGACTGAAACGTACAACAGTTTTAGGTTTCATGTACTCTCGCAACATCATAACACTAGGGACCTGTGTTTCCCAATTGGCAGAGCGCACAATCCAATTGTCGTGAAACATTAGTACATCGGCCTTGTCTAAGACCATATATCGGATTGCATCTTCCCAAGTTAGTGTGCTCAATGGCATGTAGCCCACGGGTGCGCCGTCAGCATTGAGCAATAATGTTGCCGCCATTATAACCTCTTTTAATTATTTATTGTACTACAGATTACAGTCTATGCTAGGATGTTTTGAGCAAATTCCTGCGCAGAACGATCGAGTGCCTCGCACCATTGATCTTTTTGATCTGACTTAAACACTAGGCTAGCATCACTGTTTACAGTACACCAACTGTTGTTGTGTTCCCAACCGTTTTCGCCTTTGATTTCACCTAACAACTGTCCAGGGCCCCAACCGCACATACCCAAGAAGATTCTCCATTGTTTTGGACAATCTCCTGCACTAAGTCTAGGTAGGATATCTTCTGCAGAGCTAACTGAAAACTCGTTGTTAACATGCATGGTGTTTTTGCTGACCCACTCATTGGTATGTAGGAAACTTAGACTTTTAACATTCACAGGACCACCTACATAGAGGTATCCTGGCAAGTCTAAAGGTATGCCTAACTGTGCGCCAAATTCATTTAGAGTTAATTCACTACGTTTGTTTAGCACCAACCCGGCGCTGCCACGTGTGTGATGTTCAGTGATCATGATCACTGTCTTGTGCCAGAAGTTATTTTTTACAGCTGGGGGTGCGATTAGTAAGTTACCTACAATATTCATGCAGGTATTTATTAAGCAGTTCTTTGTATGGAATTTTTTACATCACCGACAGTGATAGCACCATCTCTGTTTTTATCTAATCCGGAGTTCTGTGCATAAACTCTACCGGCAAATCCGTCAGCACCATCTTGACCTAGTACAGTATCGTTAGGATAGCCTACAAACTTAGGCATAAACACCGCCATATATAGGTCCCCTAGTGTGCCGTTACCTACACCTACTTTCTTAAAATATTTGTAGACGTAGTCTAGCTGTTGTACAGCATCCATTTGCGCTAATTCAGCTGTGGTAGTACCTAGGTCACGAGCAGTGTTAGGCATAAACTGAATCAATCCTACTGCGCCACTGCCTGCCTTGTTATAGATACTTGGATTAACACCTGATTCAAATTTCATTATGGTCAACAGGTCGCTAGACTTAACACCTAGATCGTTGGCAATCTTATCTAGCTTTTTATTAAAGTCTGGATCTTGGATAGCTGACACATCAATTTTCTGTGCATCGGTGCTGTTAGGGCGATCTAAAACAGTTTTATATTTGGCTGTAATCTCTGGCTGGTGATCGGCTGCACGTCGAGTGTAAGGACCTAGTAGACCATCTAGACCATCGTGATTAGGACCAAAGGTTCCTAGATTTTCGCCCTTGGCTTTTAATTCTTGTTGCATGGCAAACACATCTTTGTCACCAACTATTTGAGGTTGTGGATCGAATATTTTAGTATCAACAAATTCTCTAAATCGCATATTAACTCCAGTCGGGCAACTTGCCCCCATATTTGGCGCCTTTAATTTTATGGCCGCCTACTGTGATTCTACTATTAGGACTTTTTCCTAACTTATGTGATTTCTTGCCATCCCTAGCACGGAGCCCTTGACTTTTACAACTAGCCAACTGACTAGCACCCAGGTCTGAGTCTGACCTTGAACTTAGGCATAATGCACGTGATGCTTTGCCATGTTCATCAAGGAACATTTCACCCAATACATCTGCATGTTTATGGGCATACATTAATTCTTTTTTGGCTTCAGCGGCATTGTCAAATCCTACTACATCATACCCTGATGCATAGTGTTTAACATACCAATTGCCACCGCCTGGACTTGCTTCTGGATCGATACCAATCTCACCTACAGGCTTGCCTAGCTTGTCTTTGAATATTTTTTTCATAACATCTGAATGCTGTTCTTTTACCTTGTCAAGATGCTTAGCCAATGCATCTATGGCAGCACCTGAACGCTTTTCTTGCGGAAGTTTAGCTATCTCGGCTTCACGTTCTTGATTTGCTTTTTCACGAGCATTTGACGCCGCAGTCCACTTTTCACGAGCAGTTTTGCCTGCTTCAGCAACTGGGATCGATTTCTTGTGTTTTTCTTTACGTGGAACTTCTAGAGCACGTTTAGGATTTTTGTGTTGACCCGATCCTTTAGCTACCTTTTGTGCAGCCTTGGCCACAGGATTAGGTGTTGACGATTCAGTTAAAATATCAATTATACGCATAGTAGTGTATTTATAGTTTCTACTGTGATAAAAACTCAAAGACGTTTAACCATTTACGTTTGCCTATAGTCTTCTTTAGCAGTGTCAAATCTGCACAAGTTTTATGGCGCATGCGATACTGTTCATCTGGAGGGATTGGTACGAATTCTATGTCTACACGCTCTTGTTCTGCTATTTCTTCTGCTATATCTAGAAAACTGTGTGCTAGCCCTGCACCACAGTTCCAAATACCCGATCCGTTAACAGTTTTAATAAAATCTATGTGAAGCCTACATACATCGCCAACCCAAGTCCAATCACGTTTGATATTTTCAGCACCTTCCCAAACTGTGATCTTGCCTTCGTTGCGAGCCTGTTCGCGCCATTTGTGTATTACATTAGCACGATGCCCACGTAAGTGATTATATTTGCCATAGACATTAAAGTAGCGGAATCCCTGTACATAGATACTAGGACTTTGTTGAAACACCCAACGATCAAATAGGTACTTGCTCCAAGCATAGGGAGTCTGTGGGTGACACTGGGCACTTTCACTAAAGTCTTTGGTGTTTCCGTAGACTGAACTAGAGCTGGCGTACTGTAGATTAACTCCATGTCGATTACAGTCATTGAACAGACGTTGGCTGAACTCTAAGTTCTGCTTCATAATGCGGTCAACATCCATATCAGTCATGTCAGCTATGGCGCCTAGATGCACTACCCAGTCATATTCACTTACGTCAGGGAATTCGTTTGGGTCGTAATCATAACCGTCTACCGACCAACCTTCTTCTGCCTGCATCCAAGCAGTCATATTTCGTCCAATGAAACCTTCACAGCCAGTTACTAATATCTTCATGAGATATTTATTAACCGTGGATTTTCTTAGTTTCTAATGCTGATACTAGGAGATTGAATGTGTCGATAGCGGACTTAGTATTAGGAACTTTAACATACCCACGACGAGCTTGGAATCCTGCTTCGAGTCCTGCTGATTCCACAGTATCAGTAAAGGACTTCTTAAAACCATCTGTGTCAAATTTACCAGCGTGCCAAATTTCTACCCAGTAGCCATCTGTCTTATACGGATGGATAGCAGCCGTCATACCACTGCCGCCTACATTAGTTTTACTAACATAGTCACGGGCAATATTGGTAAACAAATCAGGATTCGCATCGTATAATTCTTGAGTACGATCAGCAACCGTAGTATCAATGCCGGCGGCGGCACTAACTCTACGTACCTTCTTATCACGTAGATCACTCGGACGGATTAGGCAAGTAAACTCGCAATGCGGATTGGCACTTGTTTCAAATATCATTACTCCTACTAAAGTGATACGCAACGGAGTATTGTCGTTTAACCACTTGACAAATCCTTTGATATGTTCATCAGCATCTTCACAGATTAGAACACCGTCGTCACACTTTTTATCGTACATATAATAGGTAATCTTACTGGCATGTACTGCATCTAACCAGCCACTTGCGTCTTGGCTTTCAACTACTAGGACTACGTCTTGATCAGCATCACGGATCACAAGGTCTACACGTTTTGAATGTGAAGTATGCTCTTCCGGAGTAACTGTATACCCATCCTCATAGCCAAGATCCAGTGCTGTTAATAAACGATTTGATGTTTCTAAATCGCTTGCAATAAATTTTGTAAACGGCACTTCACCGCCAAAACCTTCTTTAATGTTAGTACGTTTCATTATAGTTCCTTCTTTCTTCCGTCGTTATTAATAACAGTTTTTACCCAATGACAGAACGAACAAAACGCATTAGTGTTGTTGGCGCTGTTATCCCCACCGTCTGCTTTACGATGATCATGATCGCCATGGTTGTAGCGGCGTTTGATTTCATGCTTTTGTTCTTCTGTCAGTTCTATGCCAAAGAATAGTTGTGCTTTCTCCCATCTGGGATCAGCATTGATATCCTGACCGCAACATTCACAAACATCTGATCTGTGAAAAGTGTGAGGCCTATCATGTCTGCCATACCCGCCATACGAAACTTGATCTATTTGATGTTGCCTACAGAGTTTATCCTCACCGGGCCCTTTGTAAGGAGTTAGAGGCTTGCCACATCCGTCTACACAGCATAACTTACCTACATCTAGGAGTAGATGACCTTGGCTCTTCATCTTGTCATATTTTCTCAATCTCATATAAACAAGTCTTCAGTTGTAGGGACAAAGTTTGAATTATTAGCTGAGATAGGAAACTGATACTGTGGCAAATCCTTTTTAAACTGTTCAACTAAAAACGGATAACCATGTATTGGTTCCTTGTTAAACCTAGCATGTACACCTGTTACGTGCTGACTATGCCACACATTGTAGGCAATACTAGCTCTGGTCCAAAAAATACTGAATGGACTAAAGTCTGCCTTCCAGTGACGTTTAGCAACTATGGCAATATCTTGTATAAACTGTTTAGTTACAGTAATACCTGCGGCACGGCAACGATCAAAGAAATAGCTCATCATAACCATTTCTTTTTCTTCTACTGCACGGCTGTGGCAACCTACCGCAACCAAGTACTCACACAACCAACCTAGTGCTTCTACACTTAGTTTTTGTACTTCTTGCATACGACTAATAGCGCCTGGTTGCTCTGCATCACCGTTATCTTTCTTAGTTAGGAATAAATCGTAGTGTTCAATGATACGTTGTTTTTGCTCAATAACTACCCATTCCGGATTATTACTGTTGTCAATGCGAACACCGTAAATCATTTGTTCAATCTTGTCATATTGATCAAGCGTTTCTTTATATTCACCACCATTATGTCCTACAAAGCTATCACGCATTTCAGCTTTTTGATGTGTCTTGTAAATATTCACTGGAATCATCACGTTAGTAGGGTCTTCACCGAATACTTGTGTAGCGATTAGCCACAATGCAACCAAAGTGTGTTGACCATCCCATGCTACATAGATATCTTCGTCGGGATTTGGGCGGTATACTTGGATTGGTACTAGTTTAATTGGATTAAAGCCGCCTACAATGTCCATACTCCAAAACATCTTAAGGAGTCGTTGCATAGTAGCATCAATCTTAATCCACACCATTGGTTTATCATTTGCTTCTGGTAACAGAGCTTTTAAGTCTGCCCAAGAAGTTAGTGTAGGATTATTTCGGCGGAACTCATCAATAGCACTTGCCAAGGTGTTTGTTACTGCTGTCTGTTGGACTTGAGTTGGAAGATTATTATAAGTAGATATCCAACGATCTTCTACAGATAGGATGTTACTTGACTCATCATTAAAACGGGCGTTTCTCTGACTAGCGTATGTGGACGCGGCTTGGGCCTGCCCGTTATTTGCTAAACTTAACATTTTGGTTTCTCCATTTTGTTTAAATTATACACAACGGTGTGCATGTTAGTTATTATACGATCGTCAACTTATTTTTGTCAAGTCGCAACCCCACTTCATCCACCAAAATGTATAGTCTTTTGGCATAAGTTCTGCTCGTATTGTATATGTCCAACCAAAACTGCTAGGATCAACGTGCCGGTGCCATATGGGTTTTTGGACAGCATTGGCCATTACCCATTCGCCCATTTCACTATTCTGCCATTGGTAAAGTGGTTCAGCCGCATACAAGTCTGGATCTTCAACATCACCCATACGAAAGCGATGTACTATAACTTCTAGAGGGCCGTGTTGCTCAACATGCTCTACTGTGGTAAAGTCACCATTTGGTAAAGGTAGTATAGTATCATTCATGTTGCTAGTTCAAACCAAAAATAGTCTTGTTCATCTCTAAAATATATTTTATTATTCCAATGCCACCAACGACTTCCTGCTGGGCCGAATGTTTCTACTAGCCATATCAGAGTACTAGTGGGCACGTATTCTACTTCGACACAATGATATTCTATTAACTTACCCATCTTAACTTAAACCAATTGGCATCTTTAGCACTTTCAAACATAAAATCACGCCCGTGTCGCTCATAGGCATACTTGCAGTTGTCTTTGAGCCAATAGGTAATATCAACCGCATGATTATTGTCTATGAATCTGGACAGAATAACTCGAGTCCACCCTATATTTTCTAGCATACCCCAAAGTACTTCTCTATCAACGGATGCTTGGAACTCTTTGGCTTGTGCTTCTATTATTTCCGCCTCCAGAATAACGTTTTGTTTTTCGATCCATTCAGCCATATTGGCCATAA